TCTAATTTGTATGATTCCTGATTGGTATAGGTAAACTTTTTATACAGATCAAGGTAATCTAAAATCGCAATACCCAACAATTCAAACGAAATGTTTTCTTTCTTCAGTTTAATAATATTTTTTTCTTTGACCACTCTCCAAGGCGATAGACGTTTAACATAGTCGTCTCCTAAAATACGAGTGATCCTATTACAAAGATATGGGATATCAAAAAATTCTACATTCCAACCTGTAATAATATGCGGATGATCTGCTGCCACATAGTCTACAAATTTTTTCAACAAATCTACTTCGTCTTTACATTTAATATACGTGTGTTTTTCTGATTTAACTACATATTCGTGTAGACCAAAGGACATCAATTCTTTAGTGCTTGCATCTTGAATTGTGATAACCAACAACTGTTCTTGCGGATTTGCAACATCAGGAAATCCTAATTCGGCAGAGGTCTCAATATCCAATGACCAAATCTTAATTTGGCTTATATCGAATTCAATTTCATCTGAGAAGTTTTCCGTAATATACTGATAACCGTAGTTAGTGTTACCAAATATAGGAAAATTCTCTACTTCTTTATATTTGCTTACGTAGTCTTTTGCATCATTAATACTTTCAAATTGTACCGGTTCTAGGTTCTGCCCATACAGCGATTTATACTTTGCTTCATTTTTGGATTTTACAAAAAGTTTAGGTTTAAACGAAACTCTATCCTGAACACGTTTTCCATTATTAATACCGCGCACCAAAATATTGTTACCATACTGATTCACACTAGTGTAGAACTTCATAAAACTCCTCGTTTATATTACTTGTCTTATTATATAATATATTTAAGGCTTTACCTATATAAATAAAGATGAGATTAACCATTATTTACAAATAAAATGTCCAAATAAAATGGATTAAAAATATGAAGGCCCGTGCAAAGTGGCACTTCGTAATGACATTGTCTTCGGTTTAAATTAAACCGCATCTGATTCGAGCACTACCCCCCACACCTATAATAGCATTACCTTCATACGCAAACTCGTAGAAATACTAACGTATAGATTTACGGCATAACATGAGAGGTGTAAATGGCTACTGAAGAAAATCTAGAATCTATTGATATAAACCATGATGGAATTTTAGATAAAAAGGAATATACTATCTACGAACAACGAGCAAAAAATAGAAGAAGAATGGCATGGGTCGCACTCTTTGCACTTATTGCTACGGCATTTTCTATTATGTTTGTTGTCCCAGAATCAAGAATTGAACGAATCAGTTCTGCATTGGAATTGTACTGGATTGCATTGGGTGGCGTAGTGGGCGCATACGTTGGCATAAGTTCATGGACAAGACGAGGATAACATGATGTATATAAAATATTGTATTTTTATAATTTTACTACTGGCAGGATGCAATCAAGCATTTAGATACCCATGCCAAGATCCGGGGAATTGGAATACCCCACAATGCAAAAAACCAATATGTGAAGTGAATCGAGATTGCCCTGAACTAATTTTTAATAAGGATTTGAAAAGATGAAAAATAGCGAAAAATCAAAAGTATCTAAGCCCGGTGAGAGATATACTGAATCGGAGTTAATGGTTAGACTTAAAGTGTTTATTGGTGCTTGTTTAGCATTTACGTTAATTGGCATTATTTTTGTAGTGTTATATAGTATTATTTTTGTTACTCAGCCGCTAGATGCAATAAGTCCCATTGATAGTAAATTTTTTGAACTTATTATTCCCGTGGCAACATTTTTATGCGGAACATTAAGCGGTATTATGCTTGCAGGTACAGGTAGAGAAGCAGCAATGGCAGGTGCAGAAATGCAAAGATCTGCATTTCAAGCAGAAATTAATAATCGGGCCGAAGCAGAAGAAGAAGCTGCGGAGGAACTAAAAAGCTAAAAAGAAAAAGGAATGTCGTGGATCCAATCACCGCCTTTGCGATGGCGCAAGGGGCATTAAAAGCAATAAGATCAGGTGTGGAGTTCTATAAAGAATGTCAAGCAGCAGCGGCAGATGTATCAGAAATTACAATGGAGGTGTCCGGAAATATTGGAAAGTTTCTAGATGCCAAAGGAGTAGTACAAGAAGCCGCTGCTCAAGCAAAAAAGGAAAGTGAAGACAGCGATGACCCGTCTAAGGTTAATTCTCAAGCGTTGAATAATGTTATGATGCAGATGCAACTTGAGCAAGCCGAAGTAGAATTGCGAGAAATGTTGATTTATCAAACACCTGGATTGGGTGATATATGGAGTAGATTTAGTGCGGAAAGACAGCGATTGTCTGACCTTATAGAAGAAAAACGAGACCGAGCAGAAAAAGAACAAAAAGAAGCGCGAGCTGCAGCTATGGCTAAAGCTGCTAGACGAAGAAGAAAATTACAAGCATTACTTAATGATAGTTCATGGGTTGCAACAATATTACTTGCAATAGTTTTGTACGTGGGTTGTATGTATTTGATCGTACAGGATAGGATACAGCAAAATCCAGAATTAGGCACTTGCTTTATACCTAAAGGTAGTCCAACGTATGATTGGTATTCAACTTTGCGATGGGTAGATTGCACCTAGGAAAAAAATGAGCGAAGAAGAAAAGACACCAGAATCAGAAGAGTTTAAGAAACAACTCCAAGCATTAAAACCAAAAAAGAAGATGTCCGTATCTAGGGATTTATTAGAGGGAGCTAATAGTTATGACAGTAAACTATTAGCCATAAAAATGGTTGCAGATAGAGAACTTCTAAAAACTGTAAAACTTTTTAAAGATATGTTGAAAAAAGATCATATACATACTAAGAAGGAACCCGAACCTCCACCGCCACCTGTAGCACCACCTAAGCCTAAGAAAAAATTCTTTAATCAAGATTAGGCTCATAATGAAGGATTGTCATGAAAAAACTATTAGCAATTATTCTATTAGCGTTCGCAACAATTACATTCGCAGCAAATGAATTTAAATTTCATTTTATTGAAGAGAACGGTGATTACACTATAGCATATACTAATTTGGATTGGGAATTTGTTGCAAAAGAATCCACTTATCAGTTATATTTAAATAAGGGCGGATTTGCTAAGTCCGATGAAATGCTTAAGATGCATAGTATGATTGTATTTAACAATGAGGTAAAATACGAACAGATTCCCGTACCAATTAAGAAAATTTATAGTTTTGGTTTAGTTGAATGTGATTCTGCTAAGTTATATCTAATAACAGATTTCTTTACAGATGCAGACAATAAAATAGTATGGATACAACGGCATCAAATGGGGGAGTATGTAACAAATTTAGATATACCTAATACGCCCCGCGAGCAAGTCTTTATCACAGTATGCGGTAAAGAAGTTATTTGATACTAAAACTAGGGCGGTGCCCTAGTTCTTAGTTTAATTTTTTACTATATTTAAAGTAGATGTATTTGGTATCGTTGCCTTATCTGCAGCCGAGGTTACAATTTGAATTGCAGAACCAAATAGAGATGTATATTGATTCAATACATCTTCATCCAACTCAGCTTCCCAAACTATATGTTTAGATTCAATTTGTACTTCGTGACCTTTGGTATATCCAGCATAGGGGATTAATGCCATTGAATGCTGATCGGGTGTAGATTTAGATTGAATAAGCATAATCGCACAAGGCCTTTTTACAAAAATTTTAGATCCTCGCTTAGTACATTCACCCACAATTTCTTCACTCGTTATTAACTTAAGTAATCTAATCATAATATCCTTTCAGTTGCGGGGGTTTCCCCCCGCATGTATTTAATAAAAACTATTTTTGCGAGCCATATCATATTGCTTCGCTAACCGCTCTACATCCGAAACATCTTTTGGATTATTACTAAGAATAAAGTTTTCTAAATCTGAATTATACCGATGCTTCAATGAAAAAAGATTACAAACTTTTTTAATCAATTGCATTAGTATCCTCCAATAACAATTCTTTCTTAGACTTTTTTCCGTTAGAAGATGTAGGTTCATTTGCATCTTTAACTTCAATCTTTTTAGGTTTCTTATGCTCGGGGATAATACGTTCTAGTACAATCTTAAGCATACCATTAAAAAGTTCTGCATCTTTAATTTCAATTTGTTCATTCAATGCGAATGTACGAGTAAAGTTGCGTGCAGCGATTCCTTTAAACAAATAATCGTTATTATCTTCAGAGGTATTTCCTTTGACAATAAGTACATCATCTGCGAATTCAATCTCAATATCCTGTTTACCAAAACCGGCAACCGCTAATTCAATAGCATAAGTATTCTCACCGGTTTTCTTAATATTATATGGAGGATAATTTGGTACATTTTTCGCCAGGTCATCGTGAAACTTTGCCATGCGATTAAACTGTTGATCATAACCAACAAAAAACTTCTCAACATCTTTATATGCTGGGCCAAAAATGAAATTACTAAAAGCAGGAGTCGTCATATGTTACTCCTTATATGGTTTAGTTTTAGTTGCCGGTTGATCTAACCAAGCTTTCATACCTGCTTGAACCCAATCAATATTAAATGGATTAATTACTTCTTCAATTTTACTTTGAGTTATTTTTTTATTTAGATGACCAAAAGATTCTTTCACTGATGTAACTACTGCGTGCGAAAATACAGTCTGCGCATCCACAAAATCGTTGAGTGGTTTTGCAAGGTCTTTGTCTGTTACATATTTAGAAATGAATTGGCGTTTGCCGTTTTGAACTGTGTCGATAAAAATATCGGCTGTAATCATAAGTGCTCCTATTAAGCGAGTTAAAGAAAGTGCTACCCCGAAGGCATAGCTATCCTGCTTACTGAATACAGGGACACCCTATCGTTGTGCCAGCTTAATTCACGCTCCGTACCAAAGCGGTCCTAAGGTGAAGTCTTTACGTTCCCATCCCGAGGAAAGCGGTATTACCTATTTGCAATGTACATTGTGATTTCGAACCCGAAACGCAAATCGATTGCCGATGGTGTTGTCCACATATTGTTCTCCTAATATTTATAAAAAGTACTGCTAATGAAGATCAGGTTATTGAAGATGCTGCAGCAAGATTCAACGTGAGATCAATGTGTAATATATTATTTATATCCCATTGGCATCTTTTTCTTGCCAATGTTATACTTTGTTTCTAGTGTCCAATCATCTTTCTCTTTATGCGAAATAACTTTTATCTGAGAAAGAGGGGCGTAATTTACAAAATTGTGAGGATTATTAATTTCTACTAATCCCCAATCCACTAACAATTTAGCAATGGTATTTCGTCGTTGTAAATCATTTTCAGAAAGATCTGCAATTTTTCCATCTAATGCGAATAGTTCTTTAAAATGTACAATGAAATATCTACCTTGCTTATGCAATATGTGGCATGATTGGTATAGTGTTTTATCTTTTCTTGAAGCTACTCCTATACGAGTTAAGGTTTCTCTTACCTTAAGAAAATCATCGGGCTCTGTTAAAATTACTTCTAACGGATTGTATCCCGGAAAATTTATTGAAATGATGTCAGTACTCATTCTTACCGCCCCTTGTTAAGCTTTTCTTCATTTTATCAAGAACCGACTCATTTAGAAGGGGGAGTACTTGTTTGGCTTTTTCTGTGCTATAGCCATAGTATTCTTTTACTACTTCCAATTCATCGATTTTATCGACCTTTATCCATTTATTGAATCTTTTTCTAGGTCTAACAATATTTATGAGAAAGTGAAATTGAAGAATTTTATCCAAATGAGGGCGGGAATTCATCTCATTTGCGGGTATAACGGTATCGTGTCCATATGATAATCCCTTGTTTATAATAAAGGGATTGTATTGTTTTTCGGACCATTCATCTACGATCAAATCTTGCTTAGAATGATGTATAGAATTAATAAAATCAAAGGGAGAAATTGCGGGAGATTTATACGGAACTTCCTCAATTTTTTCAACGGGCTTACCGAATAAACTCATAACATCCTCACATATGCTACTGCATCTATTGTTACTATCAATAGGTAATTTGCAATCATACCTGTTGACCCCCTAGTCCAAGCTGACCAAGCAAAAAGCATACATTGAATCATGAACAACGGATAAAGATATATGAAAGGAGGATTAGGTAAAGTATACCCCATCCACATAGTACAGCCGATACTTAATGCCCACGCAAGTAGCTCAATACTAAAACGAAGAGGGTGAGATTTCCAATCTTCTTTTATCCAAATGAATATATTTTCAAAGGGATTTATCATTATTTAAATTCTACCGCTGCCATAATCTCAGTTAAACATGCTACCAAATTAATTTCTTGGTCTGCACAAAATGCGGACTTATATTGATAATCTGCTAGCAGCAATACTAACTGAGGTATTTGTATAACCTCATCGCATAAAACATCATATAGTTTTCTAAAAATAGTTTGCGGATCATTGTCGATATTATTAACAACCCACGTTCGCATCTTCTTCCAATCCTTATCTTTTAAAGATGCAATCAACTCTTGAAGATTAGTCTCACCTAAACTTACAAAGATACCCTCATCAATTTTTCCAGATGCACCATAACGCTGAAGTTCATTTAGAACTCTGCGATAATCCGGAAAATGCTTTTCAATTACCTTTGCAACAACTTTGCCATCAGCCTCAACTTTTTCAATGCTGAGAATTTCATTTACTCGCTTAAAAAATGCTGAGGCAATTTTAGGTTTATCTGCTTTCGGTAATTTAAATTCAATGACTGCTGCTCTAGAATGCAGAGGAGGAATGATTCTATTTTTAAAATTACAAGTAAGAATAAATCTACAATTAGATGAAAATTCTTCCATAAATGCTCGGAGAGCAGGTTGTGTAGAATTTGGATTTAAATAATCTGCTTCATCTAATATAACAACTTTTGGCTTACCGCTAAAAGAAACAGTAGATGCAAATTGTTTAATTTTTGTACGAAGAACATCAATACCCGATTCTTCTGATCCATTAATGATGATATAATCTGTTTGTAGCTCTTCGCACAAAGCACGGGCAACTGTCGTTTTGCCCATGCCTGCGCCGCCGCATAATAACATATTTTGTATCTCTCCTTTTGCTAGCATTTCCAGAAAAATAGTTTTCTGACTAGCAGGAAGAATACAATCTTCTAATTTCCTCGGGCGATATTTCTCAACCCAAAGAAATTCATTTTCACGATAATCCATAACAACTCCATATTATAATAGGCGTACAGCAACATTAAACTACCGAGTCGGGTTCCATTGCAATAAAATATTCAATTGCTTTAGTAGCATGTTTAAA